CATTACAATACAGGTGGCGTGGAATGTATTGAAGGCATTGAAGCAAGTATGTCTGAAGACGCGTTCTTAGGTTATCTCAAGGGTAACTGTATGAAATACCTGTGGCGTTATGAGTATAAGGGTAAGCCTACTGAAGACCTAAAGAAAGCCCAATGGTATCTTGACCTATTAATAGATAGGATAGAAGAGTAATGGATTTAATTACTGTAGATTTTGAGACGTATTACGACAAAGACTTCTCGCTACGTAAGGTAACAACGGAAGCCTACATTCGTGACCCTCAGTTTGAGGTGATCGGTGTAGGTGTTAAGGTTAACGATGGACAAACTGAATGGGCGAGTGGTACACATGAACAGATCAAGAGTTACTTACATACTTTCGATTGGGCAGACGCTATGCTTCTGTGCCATAACACTATGTTTGACGGTGCTATTCTGGCTTGGATATTTGATGTGCGTCCTCGCGTCCTTGCTGATACTCTTTGTATGGCTCGCGCATTACATGGTGTCGAAGTTGGTGGATCTCTGCATGCACTTACTCAAAGGTATAATCTCGGCACTAAAGGGACAGAAGTTTTAGATGCTAAGGATAAGCATAGGTTAGACTTTACTCCTGAAGAGTTGGGTAGGTATGGTGACTACTGTGTTAATGATGTTGAGTTAACATATAAGTTGTTTATGAAAATGGCTAAGGGATTCCCTAAGCAAGAGATGCGTATCATTGACATGACGTTGCGTATGTTTACTGAACCAATGCTAGACCTAGACATTGGACTACTCCGACAACACTTAGAGAATACCAAGAAGATCAAAGAAGACTTGATTGAGTCTAGTGGAGTAACGCGTGAACAGTTGATGAGTAACCCTAAGTTCGCCGAGTTACTGGTATCAATGAATGTCGAGCCACCTATGAAAACAAGCCTGACTACAGGCAAAGAAACCTACGCGTTCGCTAAGAATGATGAAGCGTTTAAAGCACTACAAGAACATGACGACCCTAGAGTACAAGCACTTGTTACTGCACGTTTGGGTACTAAGAGTACGCTAGAGGAATCACGTACTGAGAGGTTTATAGGTATTGCTAAACGTGGATTAATACCTATCCCAGTGAGATATTACGCGGCACATACTGGCAGATGGGGTGGTGATGACAAGATTAACATTCAGAACCTACCCAGTCGTGGTGCTAATGGTAAGAAGTTGAAGTCCAGTATCATTGCGCCAGTAGGTTACACACTAGTAGATTGTGATTCCTCACAGATTGAAGCGCGTGTACTTGCGTGGGTAGCAGGACAAGATGACCTAGTTGAAGCGTTTGCTAACAACGAAGATGTATATATTAAAATGGCATCTAAGATATACAACGTCAAAGAGGAAGACGTTACCAAGGAGCAACGGTTTGTCGGTAAGAGTACGATACTTGGTGCAGGGTATGGCATGGGTGCTGTACGATTCGCTGAGCAGTTGAAGTCATTTGGTACTACTATAGATGTAGAGGAAGCGCGTAGGATTATATCCATCTACCGAGAGGCTAACTGGAAGATAAGTCAGTTCTGGCGTAACTGTCAGAATATGTTGGTAGAGATGTCACGTGACAAGCCAATCTCATTCGGAGCGGAAAACATAGTTAAGAGTGTACGCACACAAACAGGTTATGGTGTTGAGTTGCCTAGTGGTTTAGTTATGCGTTACGATGACTTGGAGTTTGAACAAGGCGAACGTGGTGTTGAGTTTAGTTATAAGACAAGACGCGGGCGCACAAGAATCTATGGTGGTAAGGTTACAGAGAATGTATGCCAAGCCATTGCTAGATGCATCATGGGTGAACAGATGTTGGCTATAGCTAAGAAGTATAAGCCTGTGCTTACGGTACATGATTCTGTGGTATGCTGTGTACCTGATGATGAGTTAGACGAAGCTAGACAATACATTGAAGCGTGTATGAGTACGACACCTTCATGGGCGGAAGGTATGCCTATAACGTGTGAGTCTGGCATTGGCAAATCTTATGGAGACTGTGAATAATGTCTAAAGATAAAATTGAAGATGCTATTAAAGAAGTAAATGAAGCGGCGGATAAAGCTATTGAAGAAGTTACGGAAACAAAGATGGAAGTAATGGCATGGTTGAAACAGACCCACTCTTTTACTTACGCTGAGTTGTTAGTAGTAGCATTGGGTGTAGTAGTAATAGTGGCAACCGCAGGTAACATCTGATGAGTATTGCACCGTGGTCATTCAGCAAAATTAAATCCTTTGAACAATGCCCAAAAAAGTTCTATCATCTAAAGGTAGCAAAGGATTACAAAGAGCCTCAGACCGAGGCTATGTTGTATGGGACTGCGGTGCATGAAGCCGCTGAAGAGTATGTAAGAGATGGGAAACCGTTACCCCCAGAGTACGACTACATAAAGGCTCCGCTTGATGCGTTACGCTCAAAAAAGGGAGAGAAACTCTGCGAATTGGAAATGGGGTTAACGGCAGACCTAGAACCTTGTGGGTTTTGGGACGACAATTGTTGGTATCGGGGTATAGCAGATTTAGTTATACTGGATAAAGAAAGTAAGATTGCTTGGGTGATTGACTACAAGACAAGCAAGAACACTAGGTATGCTGATAAAGGTCAGTTAGAACTAATGGCACTGTGTATATTTAAACACTTTCCTGAAGTTGAGACTGTACGTGGCGGTCTTTTGTTTGTAGTATGTAACGAGTTAATACGTGAAACGTATGGCAAAGAACAAGCTGGTACAATGTGGGAGAAGTGGTTATCTGACTACAATCGCATGGAAACAGCATTTAAGAAAGATGTATGGAATGCCCACCAAAGTGGGTTATGTAAGCGACACTGTTTAATTACCGAATGTGTGCACAATGGGAGGCACTGATGAGGAAGAAGCGAAAGAAGCAAGTTAACGCCCCTGTTGGTAGTGACACGTTTGAGAGAAGAATGGAACGCCAACGTGCTAGACGAGCGTTCGATAAGAAGCATGGGAAAGCCGCACGTAAAGGTAAAGATATAAGTCACAATAAGATGCTAAAGAATGGTGGCAGTAACAAAGATGGATATAAATTAGAAAGCCCTAGTAAGAATCGCGCTAGGAATGGGCATAAGCCTAAAAAGTAATTCACTCTCGGACGCTTAGCTTGATGCGTCTTTAAACAAAATGGAGTAAGGGACTATTTCCTCCCTAGAAGGACACTTCATAAAATCAAGTTAGTTTGTCAGGTACTGTTTATTCTTATCCTGTTCATACTAGACCTAGCCCCATCTACAGACGAAGCGGGGCTAATTTAATCGTAAGCGAAGACCGCTTTACGAGGTTAACCTATGGAGAATAAAAATTGAAGATCGTAGATAACAAAGCACTGTTACTGAACTTGCGTAATCCGGGCAAAGTGACGAGTTGTATACCAAAGAGTAAGACGTTATCAGAACATGAAGTTATAGTCAGTTGGGGAGTTGACGAAGTGCAGGTATTAAGAAACATTGGTATCAATGCGCCTTCTCCTATAGAAGGTAAGTATGAATGGACAGGTAGATACGACCCATACGAGCACCAAAAGACTACCGCAAGTTTCTTTACGCTAAATAAAAAGTCTTTTTGTTTTAACGAGCAGGGTACCGGCAAGACAGCCAGTGCTATATGGGCGGCAGATTATCTACTAGACCAAGGTAAGATAAATAGAGTGTTAGTTATATGTCCGCTATCTATTATGGAATCGGCATGGCGCAATGACTTATTCAGTTTTGCTATGCACCGCAAGGTAGACGTAGCGTATGGTTCAAAGAAGAAGCGTAGAGAGATAATTGAGGGCGACGCTGATTTCGTGATAATAAATTACGATGGGGTTGAGATAGTGCAAGATGCAGTGGCTGAGGGCGGGTTTGATTTAATAATTGTTGATGAAGCCACACACTATAAGAATGTACAGACTAAGCGATGGAAGACGCTTAACAAGCTAGTCGGTAAAGACACATGGCTATGGATGATGACAGGTACACCTGCGGCACAAAGCCCCACCGATGCGTATGGCATAGCAAAACTCGTTAACCCGACTGCGGTGCCTAAGTTCTTTGGTTCGTTTCGAGATCAGGTGATGGTTAAGATTACTAACTTCAAATGGATACCAAAAGACGATGCTACCGATAGGGTGCATGGAGTCCTCCAACCTGCTATACGGTTTACAAAAGATGAGTGCCTAGACTTACCACCTATGGTATATGTCAAACGCGAGGTTGATATGACGGCTCAGAAAAAAAAATACTACAAAGAATGAAAGAGTAAAATGG